GCCGCACGGCCTCGTGGCCGGCAGGATGCCCACGACCGTTCACGACCGGCAGCATGAAATCGAAGGCTCGGCCTTCACCGTGAATCGAAGGCTGATCCGACCCGCGGACCTTCCGGCAGTTAAAAATGCCTCCGGACCATGCCATCGGATACTCGGCCAGCAACCAGTCGGCCAGCGCTCGAGCACCAGGCGCAGGACCGGACGTGCACCGGACGGCCCGCTGCCAGCCGGCCCACCTCACGGCAGGTCGTCGGCGTCGAGCTGCTCCGAGTCGGGAACACCGGCGATCGTGCCGGTGTCATGGTAGGCGGGAGCCGGCGTCGGCCCGAGGCCGATAGCGAGTGCGGCCCACGCGTACCCGCGGTCCTCGAGCAAGCGGAAGATCGCGTAATAGAGCGCGCCGAGGATGGCGACAAGCGCGGTTTCGACCGCTGCGGCATCCACGTAAGGTGCAATCGGGAGACTAGCAACCCATCCCATCACCATACTGACGACGGTCCGGCGAATAGAAGTCCGAAGGTCCACGATAGTTGCTCCATTTGTCGTCGAAAGTTGCTGCGAAAACGTATCCGGATAAAACAAGTGTCAGTAACGATACTCCACCGAGAACCAGCTGCGACGAAACGACCCGGTCGGCGTAATCAAACGCGCCAATCATGATCATCGCGACCGCGAAACCCACCGTAAAGTAAACCAGCCGGCGACGATGCCGCCAGCGGTCGGTCACTGCTCACCACCCCCGACGTGCTGCTGCATCATGCGAGTTAGCGCGTCGAGCTGCTGCCGCAGGTAGTGCATGGTCTGCTCGAGCAGGTCGAGCCGACGCTCGATTTCGTCCTGGTCTTTCCACACCCGCTCGAGCTCCTCGCGAATAGCAGCCTTTACTGCTCGGAAAAAGGCATGGTAAAGCACTCGCCCAAGGCCGATCACGGAGAGCGCAGCTGCGGCCCACGCGCCGACCATGAGCACGGGGTCCATTACGGAGCCTCCGGCCAAACCACGTCGTCGGGCGAGTCGAAGTCCTGCGGCACGTCGCGCAACACCTGCCGGTAGTCGGCCCACGCCTGCTTCTTCGCAGCGGTCAGAGGTGCGTCGGCGACCTGCGTCCAATCGCAGTCGGCAAGCAGACGGTCACGCTCCGCACGAACCTGCGCCCAAGCGCGAGCGTCACGCACCGCAGGCCACGCAGCATCCAGCACCTCTACGGTCGGCGCTTCACCCTCGCTAAACCATGCAAGCGTCGCAGGGTCATTCCCCGAGAGCGACCACTCCGCGCCGGGATAAAGGTCGGAAAGAATCGCGGCATAGTCCGGGGTCATGCTGCCACCTCAATAGCCGTGATGGACGACGAGAACGTCGGAGTCGCTCCTGTTGAGTTGCGATTGACGTAAGCGGTCACACCTGCGCCTGATGCCGCCACCCGAAACGAATACACTGTTGCGGAAGTCGTCGCGGGCGAGTCAATAACAGCAAGCCCACTGGTGTTGGTGTTCGCAGTAGTCGCACTTGCTATACCCCCCGTACCTTGACCAGCAATAGCAGTGCCTCCACGGGCGAGCACAGCAATCGCTCGCCCCCCTCCTCCCTCGGCAATGGCGATGAAGCCGACAACGAGAACCTTCGACGTGGCGGAGGACGGCGTAATCGTTACGGTCAAATCCGTGACGTCGCTAAAACTAGTGGAAGTTGTGGTAAATACTGTGTTGGAGAGCGTCGAGACGGCGTTCGTGCCGATGCCAGCGTTGCGAAGCGCCGACCACGAGGTGCCGTCGTAGGTAAGCACCTCATCCGTTGAGTCAAGCCACGCGACCATGCCTTCACGGAGCGCGTTGTCTCCACCGACTGCCGTGCCGAGCGCCGTGTCCCTCGCGCTGGCGTCCGCGAACTTCATCACGGCCTGCTGCATGAGGTAATCGTTCACATTTCCGGCGGTCAGCACCTCGCCGGTTTGAAACTCTCTGAATCCTGCCACGCCGACTCCTATCAGAACGCGAGCGCGTCTTCGTCGAGTTTACCAGTGCCAAGCACCAGGAACCCTTCGAGGGTCGCCGGCTGCAGCCCGATAGACGTTCGCCAACCAGCACCGATCGTAAAATCATGCCGCACGTTTAGCACCAGCCCGGATTCCGTCACCTGCGCGACGGCCGGCGGCGTGAACTCGACGGTCACCGGGTCGCCGAGCTCGACCCCGAGCACGGCAGTATTCGTAGCGCGCAGCTGCGAAACGCGCACCTCGCGCACCGTCGGATTCGGCGCAGACCGCAGCCCGAGCTCGAAATCCAGCCGGCCGGTAACGTCGTCGTCAGTCTCGAGCAGCAGGTCGCCAAGGTCGAGCGCCCGGAAACCGAAACGTTCGACCCCAAGCTGAATGGAACGCTCCAAACGCTGCCCGGCCCGCGTCCCGAAAGCGACCGTCCGGAGCGATTCGCCCGAGGTTTGCCGCCGCAGCGCTTCGTAGGCCAAATCCGAGCCGTCATCAGACAGGACGAGCGGCGTTGCCGTGACCGCGAACAGCCGGTTTCGGAACACCAGGTCGCCGTCGCGTCCGACGAAGACGATGCCGGCCTCGGACCGTGCCACAGTATTTAGGTAGCTGACGACCGAGCCGGTCGCGGTCCCAGCCGCAAGCGTCGAGTCGCCCGTAGCAACGTCAGTACCGGCAGACCAAAACCGAGTGTCCGAAGCGAGCACGGCACTAACGCGTGCACCGGAGTCCTGCGCCGAAAAGGCCTCGCCAGCCGATGGAAACTCGGCGAGCGCGAGCCTCGCGAGCCCGTCCGAGGCCTGCACCTGCACGATCGCATCGCCGCCGGCGTCAAAATCTAGCTCTATGTCATCCACGATCCCGTCGAAAACCTGCACCGAGTCGGCGTAAACCTTCACGGTCCGTGCCGGCTCGACCCCGGGATAGAGCGACGACGCAGTATTCAGCGGGTCGAGCAGCCCGTCCTGGTTCCGGAGCGTCAGCGAGCACTGCCCGGACCGGACCGGCTCGAGAACGTCGGACCGGCCTCGAGTAACACTCAGGCTGACGACGCGGTCGGAAATGTCGACAAGCTCTTCACCGACGCCCAAAAAGTTAGTGTCCAGCACTCCGAACTCGGGAGAGTCCAGCCGGAACAGTACGGCCTTTCCGTACTCGACCTTAATCGTCGTCACACCGGGACCACCTGGCCGAGCGGCCCGTTACTGCGCGTGTACCTGCGGATCGCTTCGACGACGGCCTGCGGGTCCGCGGATGTGACCGTCACGTTGACGGTAGTACCACCCATCCGGTCGAGCGGCACGATGGCCTCCGGCCCGGCCTCGCCGACGAGCGCGAGCGTCGGCGTCGTCACGATGCCGCCGCGTGCCATAGCGGGGATGTACGGCAGCCCACCCGAACCCCAGGTTTGGCCGGGAAGCAGCGGCCCAGTGGATTGCGGCGTCGGCGTTGCGCCAGGAAAAGCCGGCAGACCGCCGCTACCCCAATCGAGGCCACTAGGAAGCTCAGGCGCCGTGTAGGTAATGGGGACGCGACGTTCACCAGGGAGACCAAAATCGATCTCGGTCTGAATACTTTGTCCAAGCGATCGAAGACCGAGCGCGATCGCACGTTGCCCCGGAATGAGCCAGGTAAGCGGATTGTCCAAAAACTTTTGGGCAACGGTTTCCATGTAACGGCCGACGGCATTTTGCAAAGCCTGCCCGAGCGCACGGCCGATCGCGCTTCCGATTTCCAACGCGGCCGGAAGCACGTCGAACTCGAGGAAATCGAGGAAGCGCCACCAAAGCGGCTGAATGTGATTCTCGTAGACGCGGTCCCACTCTGCCGCGAGCACCTCGAGCGCACTGGCGAGCCCACCTTCCTCGTAGGCTTCCTTTACCTCGTTAGCGACCGGGATCAGCTGCCGGACGACCTCGGTCAGACCGTCGAAGACCGCGGTCGCTTCATCCTCGAACTCGAGCTTGAGATAGTTTTTAAACTTGTCAAGCTCGACGCGCCAGCCGTCGGTTTCCTCGGCGACACCGAGGATCGTCGAGTCACCTTCGACGAGCGCTGCAGTGAACTCTTCAACGCTCAGCCGCCCGTCGCGCACCGCGTCGACGAGCTCGAGCGCGGACGTGCCGAAGATTTCGAGCCCCTTAGCGACAGCGGCTTCCCGGTCGAGCGTCTGCAGCTCGGTAAACGTCGTCGCGAGCGCCTCGTTGAGAGGCACCGTCGAGTCTTTCGTCAGCTTAAGGAAACCAGTCTGCAGTGCGGAAACCATGGTCCGAGTCCGGACACCTTCCCGCTCGAAGAGTGCAATAAGCGCGACGGATTCCTCGAGCGAAAGGCCCATGCCCGTAAGCGCGGCAGCGTTTTTGGTGACGTCGGCCGCGAGCTGGTCGACCCCTGCGCCGGAGGCCTGCGAGGCCCGGAACAGCAGGTCGAGCATGTCGGATGCTTCCTCGGCCGAAAGGCCGAAGCGGTTAAACATCCGGGTCGTTTCCCGGGTCGTCGCGACAGCGTCCGCGCCCATGAGCCGCGAGAGAGTGAGCAGCTGCTCGGCCATCATTTCGAGGCCGTCGCCGGCCAGGTCGGTGCGCGTGTCAAGCTCGGCGATCACGGATGCGACGTCACCGAAAGCGTTTGGCACGTTTCGGGCGACGTCACGGAATGATTCCTGCAGCGCCTCGAGGTCAGCGCCGACCGCGCCGGTCCCGACCCGGATAATGCGCTCGACGTTATTAAACTCTTCACCGAGCTTGAGCAGCTCGCCAAAGCTCTTCACCGCAACCGCAGTAACAGCAGCAAAAACCGCGGTGATGCTTGCCGCCGCGGCTGCCATCGGCGTCGGGATTC